CATACTGATGTACCAGCATTTAAAATAAGTGATGGTGCTACAGCAAGACCTTCAGGGTCACTTTGGGTTAAAACTACACAACCTAACGTAGGTGCTCGATTTAGAGTTAAAAAATTCAATGGAACTACAAATCTTTGGGAAGATGTTGTAGCACCAATGTATACAGACAACCACACAGCTTTGTTTAATTTAGATAAAGCAGGTGGCGGTGTTAATTTAGCAGTTGGTACTTTATATGTTAATTACAACAATGCAGAAGAAACACCAATTGTTGGGGACTTTAAAATCCACAGACGTATAGCTACAGGAAATACAACTGTTAAGAGTTCAATAATTACAACTCAGCTTACAGCAAATACGTATGCATTTAATATTCAAGAAACAACTGTAGGATCAGCAACACTTGGCGCAGATAAAACAATAAGTGTAACTACAACAGGAGCATCAAGCGATGCTGATGAAATTGCAGGCGGAATTAATACAGCAGGATTTACTAACATTGTTGCTTCAGTAGACGCTTCAAACAGAATCGTTATTGAACACAACGACGGTGGTGACTTCCGTATTAAAGATACAGGTGGCGTACTTAACTTGGCAGGATTTACTGCTTATGTTAGTGCAACTTCAGGTACACCTAATTTGTATGCGGCACCAACAGGCGATACTACACACGATTTTGTTGCAAGTAACTGGCAAGTATTAACTTATACAGCGGCGGATACTGCACCAACTGCCTTAACAACAGATGGCAGACTTTGGTATAGTTCAATTGTTGACGAAGTTGACATTATGATTCATAATGGTACTACTTGGGTAGGATATTTAGATTCAACTAGTCCGTATTTTGCGGCGGCTGATGCAGATAAAACTGACCCAGCTGGACCAATTGTTTCAGCAACAGAGCCAACTTTACAATCAGATGGAACTGCACTTAAAAACGGTGACATTTGGATTTCAACAGCTGACACTGAAGTATATCCACAAATTTACAAATACAATGGCGCAACTCTAAAATTTGTATTAGTTGACGGAAGCGATCAAACAACAGAAGATGGTGTTGTTTTTGCAGATGCACGTTATAATACAGCAGGTGCAAATTCAGATAAAGAAGGAACAATTGCGGCACTATTAGTAAGTAACTTTATTGATATTGACGCTCCAGATCCTGCACTTTATCCAAAAGGCATGATGCTTTATAACTTACGTAGAAGCGGATTTAATGTTAAGAAATTTGTTCGTAACTATGTAAACACAGCAACTGATAACATTAGATTTGGTGACGAATCACAATCAGGTTACTATGCACACCGTTGGGTTACTGAATCAGCTAACCAAGTAAACGGTGCAGGTAGCTTTGGACGTAAAGCTCAACGTAAAGTTATTGTACAGGCGTTACAAGCATTACTAAACAGCAACCAAAAAATTAGAGATGATGAATCAAGAATCTTTAACTTAATGGCTTGCCCAGGTTACTCAGAGCTAATTGGTGAAATGGTTACACTAAACACTGACAGAAGCTTGAGTGCATTTATTATTGGTGACAGTCCATTTAGACTAACACCAGATGCAACTACACTTAACAATTGGGGTAAAAATGTTGCCTTAGCAACTGAAGATAACGATGACGGACTTGTTACTAGTGATGAATACTTAGGTGTATTTTATCCAAGTTTATTCACAAGTGATAACGCAGGTAACAACGTAGTTGTTCCAGCAAGTCATGGTATACTTAGAACATTTGCATTAAGTGACCAAGTTTCGTTTCCATGGTTTGCACCAGCAGGTACAAGACGTGGTGGAATCACAAACGCAAGTGCGGCAGGTTACATTGATAACGAAGGCGAATTTGTAAGTACTGCACTTAACGAAGGACAAAGGGACACGTTGTATAGTAACAACATTAACCCAATCACGTTCTTAACAGGTGCAGGTCTTTTAAACTACGGACAAAAAACAAGAGCCAAAAATGCTAGTTCTTTAGATAGAATTAATGTAGCACGTTTGGTAATTTACTTACGTAGCCAACTTAAGAAACTTGCTAAACCTTATATCTTTGAACCAAATGATAAAATTACGCGAGATGAGATTAAGGCACAAGCAGATACCTTGTTACTTGAACTAGTTGGGCAAAGAGCACTTTATGACTTCTTAGTAGTGTGTGATGAATCAAACAACACACCATCAAGAATTGATCGTAATGAGCTTTATTTAGATATTGCCATAGAACCAGTGAAAGCAGTAGAGTTTATTTACATTCCACTAAGGCTTAAAAACACTGGTGAGATAGCGGGACTGTAGAATGATAAATACTACTAACAGGGAGATATTATAATGAGCATATCAACATTATCAAAACTTACAGTACCTTTAGATTCCAGTGCATCAGCTTCGAATCAAGGGCTGTTAATGCCAAAACTCCAGTATCGCTTTAGGGTGACATTGGAAAATTTTGGTAGATCAACACCAACAACTGAGTTAACAAAACAAGTTGTTGATGTTACAAGACCTAACGTGTCTTTCGAACAGATCACGGTTGATGTATACAACTCACGTGTATTCCTAGCAGGAAAACATACGTGGGAGCCTATTACACTTAACTTACGTGAAGATGTTTCAAATAACGTACAGAAATTAGTTGGCGAGCAAATACAGAAACAATTTGACTTCTTTGAACAAGCATCAGCGGCATCAGGTAGCGATTACAAATTCGTAACTAGAATTGAAATTTTAGACGGTGGTAATGGCGCGAATGCGGCAGGTGTGCTTGAAACATTTGAACTTTATGGTTGTTACTGTGAAAGTGCAAACTACAACACATTATCGTATAGTACAAACGAACCGGTGACAGTTGCTTTATCTATTAGATATGATAACGCAATACAAACACCACAAGGTACAGGAATTGGTACAGCTATTGGTAGAACAGTTAATACTGCTATTACTGGTGGCGGATCAACTTAATAGTACTTAAAAATATAATATTTCCTGGTTAATTAAAGGGGGTCTAATTTATTAGGCCCCTTTTTTTCGCTTTAAATACCCATACTATTTTATAGATAAATAATAGTATGGCAAGCAAATTTCAAGCATTCTTTAATAATATTCTAGCAGGGGCTACAAACCCCAAAGGTAATCTTGGTGACTGGCAACACGCTAGAGCATTATATACTAATGACGATTTTCGTCTAGCTCCCAAACACAAGTTTTTATACCATGTAGCATTTACATTAAATCCAGAAGCAGTTAAAGTAATTCCGCAATTAAAAACAGCAGAACTTAATATGCTTGTTAAGTCTATTGACTTACCTAAGTTTAATATAAGCACTACATTAAAACATCAATATAATAAAAAACGTAATTTACAAACAAGACTAGATTACGATCCTATTAGCATTACCTTCCATGATGATAATTATGGTACAACAACTGCTATGTGGGAAGCATATTATAGATACTATTTTAGAGATGGAACTTATTCTTTTATGGCTGGTGATGGTCCAGGACATCCTGGTGCTGAAAGAATGCAAGGACCGCCTGGTACTAAACAACAACCGGGTGCTTATAACAGAGCCAACTCTTTGCTTGGACCAGATGAAAACAAACATCGTTTTGGTATGGATAATGACCAACTTAAGAATTTCTTTTTAAGTATCCAAATTTTTCAAATGTCAAGACGAAGATATACTTCTTATACATTAGTAAATCCTATAATTTCAAGTTGGCAACATGATACTTTAGATAATAGTGATAGTGGTCCTGTATCAAATCAAATGACAGTTCAATACGAAACTGTATGGTATGCACGTGGACCTGTTAAACAAGGTACTGCTCCTAAAATGTTTGGTAATGAGTCAGGACATTATGATAGCTCACCAAGTCCGTTAACACTTCAAGGTGGAGGCGTTACAGCTTTCTTTGGTCAAGGCGGAGTGGCCGCTGGAGCATTAGATGTTCTAGGTGATATTGCTGGTGGACAAGCAACTGGCAGTCTTGGTGGACTTATTGGTACTGTACTAAAAGGTGCTAACGTATTTAAAAATGCAAAAGGTTTATCACGTGGAGGAATACGTGAAGAAGGATTTAATATTTTAAAAGGTGCACTTGGACAAGTAAATAATTCAGCAGTTGGAGGAGTAGCTAATACTTTCTTTCCAAAAGGTTCTGGTGCTGGAAGTCTTGTTGCAAGTACAACAGCGGCATTACCAGGAATATTAAGTGTAACACAACTTGCAAGTCAGGCGTCTTCAGGTTCGGCATTTGATACACTTGTTACATTAGCAAATAATCCAGGTATGCAAGATCAAATAGCACAATCAACAACATTTCTAAAAAGCCATTTAGAATCAGGCGGAAGTGCAGTAGCTGACGAAGTTAAAACAGCTTACAATGGATTATCTGAATCAGCAAAACAATTACAAAGAGATCTTGCAGTAGAAAATCATCGTAAGACATTAGAAAATAATCCAAACTTATCTATAAGTACTTAGAGAGGAACATCATGGGCGATAGAGTAGCAACAAATATAGTAACACCGGAATCACAACCAATAAATTTACCAAGAAGAGGTGAAACTGATTCTGCAGATCAAGTAAAATCTTTTTTAAACAAATATTTTACAGAAGCATTAAGTTTTCCAAGTAATGAAGTTGATGCTGTTATAGGTTACTTTGAAAATAGAGACTTTGATAAAGTTAGTGCTCAAACTATTGGCACAATATTAATGCAACAGGCAAAAATAGATGATGTTAATGTCTTTGAACTTTTAGATACACTTAAAGGTCTTGATGAATTACAATTAAGTTCTATCGTATCAGAAATATTAAATTATAATAGATCAAAAGTTAGTACACTAGGATATAAACTAAAATCAGATACTGAGAAATTAGAGACTCGCAACGTATTGGTGTAACATGGCAAAGTTTGCACAAGGTCGTTTTACTCTTAAGAATGCAGACAAGTACTTAGGTAGGAAAACTCCTTTATATAGATCCAGTTGGGAATTTGCGTTTATGCGGTTTTGTGACGAAAGTCCTTCCGTATCTAAATGGGCAAGTGAGTCAGTTAAAATTCCATATAAGGATCCATTAACAGGAAAACTTACTGTTTATGTTCCTGACTTTATGATTCAATATACCGATAAAAATGGTAGAGGTCATGTTGAATTAATAGAAGTTAAGCCTGAAAATCAAATGAAGAAAGAACACGTTGGGCGTGATAAATTTAGACAAGCCCAATATATTCGAAACATGGCTAAATGGGAAGCCGCTAGACATTGGTCTAAAAGACGTAAAATATTATTTCGTGTTATAAATGAAAATGATATTTTTCATAAAGGGAAACGAAAGTGAATACTCCAACAGTTCAACAAGACATTCACACTATAGTAAGTTTATGGCCTATCTTCCTAGGTTTTATTACATTAGTAATAGTATTAGCCAAAATGCATTCCTCAATAGAAGTCCTACGCGAGAAAGTTCACACTCTATTTGAGTTGTTCAACCAAAACAAGAAATAAATATACGTAGTTAAATTGAAAAGAGAAGTATTATGGCATATAGTGAAAAAGTATTAGATCATTATGAAAACCCAAGGAATGTAGGTTCCATGGATAAAGAC